AAAGACAAAGAAAATGCCACACCATTCCATACTTTCTTTAGAGGTAAACCAACTTCCACAGAAGTTAAATTGATCAAAGAAAGTTTGCAAAAATGGACCAAGCAACAACAGTTCGAAACTAGGATTTTCCGTATAGTACGCAATGCATTCAAATACGGAGACTGTTTTTTTGTTAGAGATCCTCAGACTTTAAAATGGTTGTTCGTTGATGCTGCCAAAGTTTCAAAGATCATAGTCAATGAATCGGAAGGCAAAGTTCCAGAACAATATGTGATCAGAGATATCAATTTTAATTTCAAAGATATGATAGCTGTGACTCCGCATGGAAGTACTAACACAGCACCTAGCGGAACCAGCTCATATACCAGCGGCGGTAGTATGGGAAGAGGTATGGTAGGAACTACCACTCCTCCACCAGGAACACGATTCCATAATCAAACCAATGAAATCACTATAGATTCTAAAAATATTGTGCATATCAGTCTATCAGAAGGGTTAGATAATAACTATCCTTTTGGAAACAGTCTGTTAGAATCAGTGTTTAAAGTATACAAGCAAAAAGAATTGCTTGAAGATGCTATTATTATCTATCGTATACAACGTGCTCCAGAAAGACGAATTTTCTATGTAGACGTTGGAAATATGCCAGCACACATGGCCATGGCATTTGTTGAACGTGTTAAAAACGAAATTCAACAAAGACGTATTCCTAGTTCAACAGGAGGCGGTCAAAATATGATTGATGCATCATATAATCCATTGAGTGTGAATGAAGATTACTTTTTTCCACAAACAGCAGAAGGTCGTGGAAGTAAAGTTGAAACATTACCAGGAGGTACTAACCTTGGAGAAATTACAGATCTTCGTTATTTTACTAATAAACTGTTTCGCGCTCTACGCATACCTAGTTCATATCTTCCTACGGCCATAGACGAAGCAGCTAACACTCTCAGTGACGGCAAAGTAGGCACAGCCTATATACAGGAATTGAGATTTAACAAATACTGTGAAAGATTACAGAGCATGCTGATTGAAACATTTGATCAGGAATTCAAGCTGTGGTTAAACAAGAACGGTGTCAACATTGACAATAGTCTGTTTGAATTAAAATTTAATCCCCCACAGAATTTCGCAGCCTATCGCCAATCAGAGCTGGATACTGCTAGAGTACAGACATTTACTGGTCTACAAGAAGTTCCTTATCTCAGCAAGCGGTTCGCTATGAAACGTTTCCTAGGTCTCACTCAAGAAGAGATCACAGAAAATCAAGAGTTGTGGAAAGAAGAAAACGGCGGCAAACTTAAACCTGTGTTAGATTCTGGAGCACAGATGCGCAGCGCCGGTATTACACCTGCAGGTATACAACAGGATGTTGCAGATCAAACAGCAGAAGCTCCGGAAGAAGCACCTCCCGCAGGAGCTGAACCTGAAGCAGCCCCTGCTGAACCTGCTGCCTGATAATAAATACACTATGCTTCTACTAGAATTCCTTTATTTTAACGATGATACCAATGATTTTGCTGTAGATCGTAGATACGATAATAGCAAAGATTCATCTGTTTTAAAAAAAACAGACACTAGAAAAACTCGTTTAACACTAAGACAGATCAACCAACTAAGAATGCAAAGCGAAGCTCACGAATATGAAAGAGAAAGTGAGCTAGAATTCGTCAAGCAGATGTACGGAGTTCCGGTTGAAGCCCCAGCAGAGTAACCTTGCGTTCGTTCTAGGTAACGGACGTAGTAGACTAAATCTCAACCACGAAGCTCTTCTAGATCAAGGCACAGTCTATGCCTGTAATGCCATGTATAGAGAGTTTGAACCGCACTATCTTATAGCAGTAGATGTTAAAATGGTCAATGAAATCGTAGCCAGCGGTTACCATAAAACACATCAAGTATGGACTAATCCCAACAAAGGAATCTCAGCTAAACACCATTTGAATTTTTTCCAACCTCACAAAGGATGGAGCTCAGGTCCCACAGCTCTTTGGTTAGCCAGCAATCAAGGACACAAAGAAATCTACATTTTTGGGTTTGATTATCAAGGTAATCAAGGAAGATTTAACAATGTGTATGCAGATACCTACAATTACAAAAAAAGCTCAGATGTAGCTACGTTCCACGGTAATTGGCTCAGTCAAACAGAAAAAATAATCAAAGAATTTCGAGCTACTACCTACTATAGAGTCATTGAACCCGGAGCATTTATACCGGATCAGCTAGGACCTCAGGTACCTAATCTACGGCATGTGAATTATCAAGATTTTGAAAAAAAATTTCCAGGCTGTACTTATTCTGAACAAATTCATCAAAAAAGTACCATTTAAAGTCGTTTTGTAATCAAAACTGTAAATAAAACACAGCCTAACCATCTTGAAGGAGAATCTAACATGGCAGACAAATCATTACTTGAGCAGATGCTCGAGCGCTTGGTTAACGAAGACCAATCTAAAGCAGAAGAATTATTCCACGAGTACGTTGTTGCGAAATCTCGTGAGATCTATGAAGGTCTAATCGAAAGCGAAATCGCTGAAGAAGAAGACAAAGAAGACGAAGACGAAGAAATGGACGAAGCTGCGAAAGATGACGACGCAGAAGAAGACAAAGTAGACGAAGAATTTGAAGATATCGCTATTGAAGCAGATGACGAAATCGGTAGAGATCCCACAGATGATCTAGAAGCTGAGCTAGATGCCGGCGACGATATGGAAGATGAAGAAGACCTCGCTGACAAAGAGCCAGCTGAACTACTACAAGATCTAGATGCTATCGTTGACGAATTGCAGGCAAAATTTGATGCAATGGGTGGAGACATGGGCGATGAAGAGCCAATGGGCGATGAAGAAGAAATGAAAGATAATTTCGAATTAGAAACTGTTCGTGAATATGTAGAAAAAGTTGCTACACCAAAAGGTGGAGACAACGGAGCAAATGCTAAATCTGTAGTTGCTGGTGCAAACAATATGGGCGGCACAACTGCTAATATCGCTAAAGGCGGCACAGAATCAGAAGGTGCAAGTACCAAAGGTGGTTTGCTAAATCCTTCTACTAAAGAAGATAACGCTGGCAATATCAATGTTCCAGGCGGCAAAGCAGGTAATGCTTTCAGCAAAAAGGAACCAGGTCACGGTGCAGAAAAGAAAGGCACAGGTGAATCTGCTGATAACAAGCAAAGTCTTTTCCGTGGCCGTAGATAAAGGGGCGACTAGGTGAAAACTCATCTTAGTGAACATTTAAGTTACGATCAGGCTAAGATTGTCTTAGAGAGCGAAGAAGGCAGCGACGGTAATAAGTCGCTGCACTTAAACGGTATTTGCATCCAAGGAGATATCCGCAATGCAAACCAACGTGTTTATTCTTCTCAAGAAATTGGCAGGGCTGTCAAAACGCTCAACGAGCAGATCTCTGGTGGTTACTCAGTTCTAGGAGAAGTTGATCATCCTCAAGATTTAAAAATCAACCTGGATCGCGTCAGCCACATGATTACAAAAATGTGGATGGACGGTCCAAACGGCTACGGAAAACTAAAACTACTCCCAACACCAATGGGAAAACTGATTGAAACTATGTTGACATCAGGAGTAAAGTTAGGAGTCAGTAGTAGAGGTTCTGGAGAAGTAGACAATAGCGGCAATGTTCAAGGATTTGAAATTATCACAGTAGATGTGGTAGCTCAGCCTTCCGCTCCGGGAGCCTATCCTACACCAGTATACGAACACTTGATGAATAACACAGGTGGCTACAAGGCATATAGAATAGCACAAGAAGTTCAAGGCGATGTAAAGGCACAGAAATACATAGCAGAGAGCCTGAAAAGAATAATTTCAGGTCTCAACTAACAAGGAGAATCACATGCTAGATTTCGTTAAACAGTTGTTTGAAAACAATGTGATTTCCGAGGAAATGAAATCGGAGATTGAATCTGCTTGGCAAGGTAAGATTCAAGAAAACCGTGATCAAGTCACTGCTGAACTACGTGAAGAGTTCGCTCAAAAATATGAACATGACAAAACTGCAATGGTGGAAGCCGTTGAAGCTATGTTAGCAGATCGCCTACAAGCAGAATTAGGAGAGCTGGCTGAAGACCGTCAAGGCCTTATCGAAGCTCGTGCCAAATATGCTAAAAAGATGAAAGATGATGCCAAAGCAATGGAATCATTTGTTCTGCAAAATCTAAAGAAAGAGCTAGCTGAACTACACGAAGATCGTAAAGCAGTAGCAGACAATGTTGCAAAATTAGAATCTTTTATTGTGGATGCACTGGCGAAAGAAATCGCAGAATTCCACAGCGATAAGAAAGACCTAGCTGAAACTAAGGTTAAATTAGTTCGCGAAAGCAAGGCTAAGTTTGAACAAATCAAGAAAGATTTTATCACACGTTCTGCTAAGATTGTTGAAGAAACAGTGTCGAAAGGCCTGCGTTCTGAAATGACTCAGCTACGTGAAGATATTGACGCTGCTCGTAAGAATGACTTTGGTCGCAGAATTTTTGAAAGCTTCGCCAGCGAATATGCTGCAAGCCATCTAAATGAAAAGTCTGAAACTGCAAAACTACTAACCGTAGTTTCAAAGAAAGAATTTGAATTAGAAGAAGCAGCAAAGGTTGTTGCAGAAACACAAAAACTAGTAGAAAGCAAAGAACGCGAACTACGTATTATCAAAGATCAAAGCCAACGCAAGGAAATTATGAGTGAATTGCTAGGACCATTGGGCGGCGATAAGCGTGAAGTCATGCAGGAATTGCTTGAATCAGTACAAACTGAAAAACTACATCAAACATTTGACAAGTACCTACCAGCAGTAATGGATGGTGGCGTACCTGCAAGAAAAGCACTAACAGAGGCAAAAGAAATTACAGGCGACAAGCAGGCACAACACATCAGCGGAGAGGAGAAAACCGCTGAAATATTTGACATCCGCAGGCTTGCGGGACTTAAAGTTTAAGGAGAAACTATAATGTCACAACTACTCGAGTCACGCTGGTCGGAAACCAAAGAGGCCCTATTAGAAGGTCTACAAGGTAACAAGCGTTCAGTAATGGCATCTACTCTAGAGAATACCCGCAAGTATCTCGCAGAAAGTGCTACAGCTGGAGCTACATCCGCCGGTAACGTTGCAACCCTAAATCGTGTGATCCTTCCAGTGATCAGACGTGTAATGCCAACAGTCATTGCTAATGAACTAGTTGGTGTACAGCCAATGACTGGCCCAGTTGGCCAGATCCATACCCTACGTGTACGTTATGCAGACACATTTACAGGCACAGCAGGTGGATCTACAACAGCCGGTGAAGAGGCACTAAGCCCATTCAAGATTGCTGAAGGTTATTCTGGTAACGCCAATGGTAAAGCAGATGCGACTGCTGCCAAAGAAGGTGTTGCTGGTAACAGACTAAGCATTCAAATCTTGAAGCAAACAGTTGAAGCCAAGACACGTAAATTGTCTGCTCGCTGGACATTTGAATCTGCACAAGACGCACAAGCCCAACAAGGTATTGACGTTGAAGCAGAGATTATGGCTGCTCTAGCACAAGAGATTACATCTGAGATCGATCAAGAAGTTCTTGGTTCTTTACTAACTCTTGCTGGTTCGCAGAACAACATCAACTATGACCAAGCTGCTGTTTCTGGTACAGCTACATTCGTCGGTGACGAGCATGCTGCTCTTGCAGTTGCTATCAACCGCGTAGCAAACAGAATCGCTCAGCGTACACGTCGTGGTGCTGGTAACTGGGCTGTGGTATCCCCACAAGCACTAACAATTCTTCAGAGTGCTACAACTTCTGCGTTCGCAAGAACAACAGAAGGCACATTCGAAGCTCCAACAAACACCAAGTTTGTAGGTACATTGAATGGCGCAATGAAGGTTTATGTAAACACATTTGCTACTGAAACTTCTGGTTCAGACAAAGTGTTGATCGGTTACAAAGGTTCTTCTGAAAGCGACGCAGCAGCTTTCTACTGCCCATACATTCCATTGATGAGCAGTGGTGTTGTGCTTGATCCAGATACTTTTGAGCCAGTCGTAAGCTTCATGACACGCTACGGATATGTTGAGTTGACAAACACAGCATCATCTCTAGGTAACGCGGCTGACTACTTGGCAACTGTTGCAGTAACTTCA